CGTGAGGATGGCTACCGCTGAAGACTTAGTCGATGACCAGTTGGCCGAAAGATTCCCATCGCCGCCCGTGTACCACTGATAATCGGAGCCGGAAAGATTCTGGAGCTTTGCTCTCGCTACACGGGCCAGATAGAGAGCGTTGCCGCCGCCCTGGCTTCCACCACCAGCCCACGAACCTTCATTGCACATGAGATAGGCGAAGGCATTGCCGTTGTCATGTTGGTTCAGCGCAACGCCATACCCCAGCGTTCCATCATCAGCCCCAAACTTCACGAAGGTGCAGCTTCCCATCACGGTCGGAGATGATCCCGGCCACATCGTTGAGGTGAGCGAAGCGGGCGGAACGGAGCCATAGAGTGCCGGGTTATCCGGGTTGTTCCACGTCTGCCCAAAGTCGCTCGAAGAGATGATGTTCCCGGCTGTCTGGGCAAAGCCCCCACCCGACTGTACCGACGCCTGATTCTGCCGCCCGATGTCGAGATAGAGCACGTTGGCGACGCACAAGACTCCGAACGCCTTGCTGCTCAACCCGTCAGAGAGAAAGTGCACAGGGTTGAAGGAGCCGTAGTTCAGGAAGCGATTGATCGTCTGGATGGTGAGCGGAGACTCACTCAGCACCTGCATGATGCTCTGCTGCCCGCCCTGACCCGTCACGTAGGCTGGTGCCCCGCTGATGGTGAACCCGGTTGAATCATCGTTCACCATGTACGTCACGCCGTTGCCGCACTTGTGGTTATAGAAGGTGTCGGCGTTGCCCTGATTGGAGACGTTGATGGAGTTATAGGCGTTAGCGGTCCCAAGCACGAGTCCCGTAATTGCAGTCGAGGATGGGGTGGCAGTTGTGCTGATAGAGAAGGTTGCGGTAACGGTCGTGCCTCCCACGGCTGTGATTTGGCCGAAGTAGGCCGTCGAAGGAGTCAGGCCGGGGACAATCTGCTGATGCTCGATTGGGCCGCCAGTATTCGCGTCCACGGAAGGAATGTTGTATGTCCCTAACGTAGTTCCTGCCGCCATTGAGACAGTAGCGAAGGTGTTTGTGTTGAAGTTGCAGAATATCGTCGTATCGGTAGCAGTGCAGGAAACGCCGGAAATGGCAAGCGTGCCCGTGGGAGTCGCTACGGCCACCTGCCCACCAAGCCGTGCCGCTCCTCCGATGGTTTGCGCCGAGACGGGGATGGCGAGCAGCATGATTAGAACTTGTTGACGTAGGTTGAACCGTTGCACCATGTCCCCTTTCCGTCGGTGGGGGTAATGATGAAAGTGTCTCCAGAACACGCTCCGGTAGGTGCGCTTCCGGCACTTTGAATTGTGAAAACACCCACGTTTGCCACCTTGACCGTAAGGTTTCCACTAGCGGCGACCAGGATATACATGCTGGGATCGGCACCCGTTTGATCCGCGAGGAATCCGTTCATCGTGGTGGAATTGAGTGTTCCGTCCATCGTCAGGCCGTTGTAGTTTCCCGACACGTTTCCAATCGCCACGGCAGTCGTGGCGTTGATGCGAAACTCGTGCTCTCCACCCGTCGGCACGTCGTAGTAGAGATTATTGTCGGTGCTTGATGCGCCCATGATGCCGAGATGCCCAGCGTTGGTGTGGACGTTGTTGAAGCTGAGGTCCGAGTAAATGCCAGTGACAAGCGCCGTTGACGCGCTCCCTGTAGATGGAACGCAGCTCGTCGAAGAGGCTGTCCCGGTGCATTGCATAATGGCCGGGTTAGCACTGTTGAACGGGCCAGAGGGAAGGATGTAGTTGTAGGCCGTGGAGATGGTGGTCGGCGCGATGACGTTCACCGAACTCGCCACGGTGGCCGGGGCCGTACCAGCGGTGAGAGTAGCCACGCCAGCCCCGGAGCCGGTGAGCACCAGTGCAGGCATGGTCTGCGTTGCCGTCCACGTATTCGCATGGGTGAGGTTGATGTCCAGCGTTCCGGTTCCGGTAATCGGAGAAGGTGACAGAGACAGTGTTCCACCCGGCGATGTGAGCGAGACACTGCCCCCGCCACTCGGCATACAACTGCTTCCGGTCGACGTGAGGCACGAAAGCAGGTGAGTGGTGCTGTCGGCGTAGATACGCTCGGAGCCGCTGGCGGGATTCGCCGGGGCCGCCTGCTCCGCGATGGTCATGAAGTGGCCAGAGCCGCCCGTGAGCGCCAATCCACCTGTGCCGCTGTAAGTCAGCGTGTTCGCCGTGGTGTGCCCATTGTCCAAGAGCGAGTTGTAATCGATTCCATGCAGCGTCGTGGTGGATTCGGGGATGATTCCCGCAATCGGCGTCCCCGCTCCGTCAGTGACGGTCCCCGTGCCAGCACCTGCCACGTTGATTTCATAAGGGCTGGCCGTTGTGCCCGAACCGGTGACTGTGGTGTTCGTTCCATTGGCCATCAGACCGCCGATATTGTTGGCCTGAATTGTGCCGGTGCCGGTGGGGGCCAGCGAAGCGCCGGAGCCGACGGCCATGGTGGCAGTGGTGTTGGTGCCTGAGGTGATGGCGTTGAAGGCGCTGGAGCCGCCGCCTCCACCACCACCAAGGGGATAGAAATCCCATACGCCACCCGTGCCGCCAAAATCCCCCGTGCCGCCGTGATAGAAAGCCATGTAGACCTGACCGGGAGTTGCTGTAAACGGTGCCGAGTGGATGTTGCCAGCGTTGGTTGTAGTAAATGCGCCGTCCGCATAGACAAAGACCACAGCAGTGGCATTTAGAAAGTCAGCATCCGCCTGAATAGGGGGAGCGATGTTGTTAAGTGTGCAAGCCGGAAACTTCACCAGCGTGTCGCCATCAACTAGGCTGATCGCGCCCGACGTACAGGGGACATCGCCTCCAGCTAGCGGCCACTTATTCACGAACCAGCCAGCAGGATTGAAGAGAGATGCCACTTCGGTAGAGCGCGGAAACTCCAATATCACGCTGCGCTGCGTCCCACCGTTCGCGGGCTGGGGACCATAAGCGAAGATTTGCGAGTTGTCGTCACCAGAGTTACCCGTTATGGGCGTCTGGATAAAGACGGCATGGGGAGAATTGGTGTGACCGGGTAGAAACGGCGTGTCGGCAAATACGAAGTTCCCACCGGGCTGCACTCCCGCATCGTTGTTGTCATCGATGAAGTTCAGACCGAAGTTCTGAAAGATTCTGGAATGTTCTGTGGCCAGCGGATTCGTGCTTGTGTTGTCCAGCTCGAAGACGGATGTAGGGCCGGGATTGATCCCGTCAGTACTAGTGCCAAGGGTTGAGCTTTCGTAGGTCGAATACCCGATATTCGTCGCGGTGTCCTTGTAGTACATCGCCAGCGGGACGCCCGTAGTGTTCGCGGAGTCGATGGTGTAAGTCTTGGCGGCATTCAGCCCGTGAACCATGCGCACAGTACACGCCGTAGAGTTGTCTCCAGCGAGGCAATCGCCCATCAGGCCAGTGATGCCGCTGCCTCCGCCACTTGCTGGTGCCCAGACCGTTTGGCCGCCAACGGTCGTCAGGACATAGCCGTTATTGGTGGAGGGGCGGATCTGATTCGGATTGATGGTCTGAGCGGCGATTACGCGCACGAACAGCAGCAGGAGAAGGCTAATACCAACCTTGCGCATAGAGCGAATCTCCTGTCTGCGGGGCAATCGCGTAAGTGATGGTGAGTGTTCCACTGGCCCAACTGTAGATGTAACCAAGGCTCACGATCAGGGGAAAGTTGAGCCAGACGGTGAGTTCGACGGGGTTTCCTGCGACGGCAAGAGTGAAGACGCGATTGGTGCCGTCGATGGTACCGCTTGGGGTGCCCGCGAAGGGAGTGAAGCCGGAGCCGCCGCTGCCGCCGCCGCCGAAGGATTGGTCCAAAAGGATCACAGGATCAGGGCCGAACAGGGGGTGAACGTAGACGATGGTGTAGAGGACCGCGTCATTGGCGTAGGCAATGGCGTGCCCGAAGCCGTCGGTGTACTGGGGATTCGTCTCCGGAGTTCCGCTGATGTTGCTGTAGATGGTGGCGAGAGGGGAGGGAGGGATAACGCTCGTATTCGCAGGCTGCGTGCAGTAGTACACCGCAGCGCCCGAGAGCGCCCTTCCCTGGGCGTCCGTCAGCCAGTCATCCCTGCGTGCGATTGCCATTTATCCCACCTTTGCGACGACGAGGCCGGAGCCAGTCACCGCTGTAATCGCTACCCGATAGGCATATCCGCGCTGGAGGGTGGCTTGGACGACAGGGCCTGCAGTGTAGGTCGTGGCTCCAGTCTTCGTGACCACCGTCGTGGTGTTGGTCCACTCATTCGTCCGCGCGTCGATGGCGACCTGAAGGGTGGCAGTCATGGCGGTGATGCCTGCGGCGCCGGTGACAACGAACGGGAGGGTGAACTGGGAGTCTCCTTCGGGTGCTTGGACGACACATGCAGCGGAGGTGTAGGTGGTGCTGACGGTTTCGCCGACTTCCGCAGGCTCGACGATGATCGTCCCTGAGTCAGCCGTCGCGGTCTGATTGCTCCCCGTCAGCGGAAAGACGATGGTCGTGAGATTCGTGGTGGAGTCGTACGTGGCGGAGGTAATGGCCACGCGCGTCACATTGAACTCCCCCGCCCCGTTCGCCGAGTTGTAAATGGAGATGAGGGAGCCTGCCACGGGGAGAGGGCCGTTCAGCGGGGTGGCTGTAATCGTCGCGACGTTGGCGGCGATGGCGTTGGTCGCCATAGCGAGATTGGCGTTCCCGACCTCGTAGCTGAAACTGCCGATGAGGTAGCAGGGAACGCCTTTCATCAGGAGCTTGGGAAGTTGGAACGGCGAGTTGATGAATGCGGGCATGATGGCTCCTATTTGAACACTGAGGATACAATTCCGTGGGCTTTTCCTAGTCCTGCTGCACCTGCGCCTGCACCGATGGCGGCTGTTCCAGCGCGCTTCAGGCCGGTTTTGAGCGCCTTCCCTCGCGCGTACTCGCGTAGGGCGGCGTTGTAATCTTCGTCAAGGTTCAGCGGCTTGAGCGCTTCGGTGAGGTCGGCGTTCATTCCCTCGCGCACGGGACCGGCGGCGTAGCGGAGGCGCGGCTCGCGAGCGTCCTCGAAGGCGCGGCGGAGCATTCCGGGCTTGCGCGTGACGTCAGAGACATTGGTGTAGAAGTCGCGGGCTTCGGGGAAGTTCATTGGCCCTTCGGGGATGCGTGAGCCGAGCTTCGACATCACATCCGCACCCTTGCCGCCGGTGGCGACGTGCTGGCCGAATTTCTGGAGCGCGGGGGAGGTGTTCTGGAAGTTGACCGGAGTGTTCGCAGCTTGGGATTCGATGTCGGAGATGCGCGCGCCTGCGCGGGCGGTGGAGGGGATGCGTGCGATTCCCTCGCCGAGTCCAGCCCCCGCACCCTCCGCCAAGGCCATCCCACCGAACCCCTCCCCAAGGTCGTATGGAAGCTCCTTCCCCACGTCGCTCATCGGCTTGGGCGCGGGGGCATTCGGCCCGAACGCGTGCGAGAGGTTCATCGTATCGGCGAGTCCTTCGGCGGTCTGGATGGGGTGGACGAAGGGCATTCCAATGCCGTGCGCCGTCCCGGCGAGAACCTTCTTCAGCATTGGATCGTTCGGCTGGTAGGAGGTGTTGGTGTCGAAGGATTTCTGGATGGAGTTCCGATCATCGGGCGGCGGTGCGTCTGCGGACGGCGCGCTCTCCCCGTATTGCGACCACGGCCCCTCTTCCTCCTGTACGGGCGGCGCTTTAGCGTACTTTTCCCACGGCTGAGGCATCTACTTCGTCACCTTCTCCCATGAGTTTTTATCGGCAGCGTTACCGCCCTTGAAGCGGTAGCCGCCTTCGATATCGCCTACTTTCGGCCCTTGATTCTGTCCCAGAATCGGCTGCGCGGCCCCGCGAATCAGGCCGTGGATTCCGGCAACGGTCGCGTCGGGATTCTGCTGCACTCCGCCGATCAGGTCTTCAAAATGCTGCATCGCCTGTGCGCCGCGCGCGCCGTGCATCGCGGGATTCAGGGCGGCGAAGGAGGCGATCTCCGTGCGGATTCCTTCTAATGTCGGATCAGCCATTGGAGTGTTGAGACCGTTCTTCTTGATCCACGCGCCGACAGTGCCGATCTTGTCGCGATTGGCTTGGATTGTCTGGATCAGGGCCGTTCCACTGCGTTCCACGGCTCCGGCCTGCGCGGCTTCGTGCCCATAGGCGTTGGAAGCGCTCAATCCGAGAGGCTTGTCAAAGGTGCGAGTGACGGGATTGAACTGCTTCTCAGTAGGAAGATTTGTATCAGGGTCGATGTACGTCGCAGTCTTTGTGCTCAGGACCAGAGGCAGCATTGAGGCGTAGTTCGGCGGCTCATAGGGTACCGGATTGGGGATGACATTCCCTGCTGCATCCGTTGTCTGCCGCGTCACGGGGTCATAGCTCGCCACCATCGGCTTTCCGTTAGGGCCGACAATGTTGATGTGTTCCGCCCCTTTCGGAGCGGCAGGTTTTACAGCGGCCTGCATACGAGCTTCATAAGCCTGTACCACGGGGTCTTCGGCAGGGTCACGGCCCTCCCGAATGGCTTTGTCTACTGCGTGAGCATGGCCGACCACAAGCGTGGGGTTCTGGAGCGCGTCGTTCTTTTCAGCCGTCAGGGCTTCTTCGTTTGCTGTTTGAGCGCCTTCCAATTTCCGTCTCGACTCCGCATTCGGCGCGATTTCAGGTGTTTCGGCCTCCGTATGCCCCGCCGTCGCATTTCGCTCGCGGTTCAGCGATTCACTTTCCTGCTCCGCGTTGATCTGCTTGGCGAGTCCCTGCTCCTCCCACTGACGGCGCGTGTCGCCGCCGAGGGCATGGGAGAGGCCATGCGCGAGCTTGCCGAAGAATCCGGGGTGATTGTTCGGACTCCCCATCGGGTTGGCGTCTTTCTCGTAATCCTTCTCCAGCTTCCCTTTGAGGTTGGAGGTGATTTCATCCTGGGGGTTCGTTGGTTCCGGCGGAGGGGCGAATATCTGCGTCAGGGGCTTGTGGAGGTCGATTTTCGGTACCAGAGGAGGTGCAGGGGACATCTGGGGGATGTTCATTGCCTGCGGGGGCTGAGCTGCGTCCGGCGTCGCCCACACAGGAGACGGACTCGCTTCCTCCTGCGTCACGTCAGGGTTGAAAGGGACGCCTGCCCACGGGGATTGGGTGGGAGTGGGCATTTACTTTCCACCGCCTTTGAATCCACTGAAACCGGGGATGCCGAAGCCACCAGCGAGAGAGGCGACGGAGCCTGCGTCCTGGAGGAGTGAACCTGCGTTCTGGAGCCATCCAGTCTTGGCTGCGTTCGTCTCCGCGTTCACATCCTCTGGTACCTGCCCCATCGCTTGCAGCATCCCGGAGGTGTCAGTTTTGTACAGCCCGCTAAGCCCAGCTGCGCCCTCCTGCCTCTCGCCCATCTTCGCCTGCTCGTTCTGCGCTTCGATCCCCTCGGAGGCGTTGGCGGCGGCTTTGTCGCGGGAGCGTGCGGCGTCAGCGAGAGCGGCTTGGTAGCTACCTGCGTTGTGCGTGGCGGCTGCGCGTTCGTCCGCAAGCCCTGTGAGTCCGGATGCAGCGCCCCCGGCACCGCCCAGAGCCGCCGAAGTCTCCGCGCCGATTCCCTGTTGCCCAACCCCTTCAGGATGAAACATCTCCTGCGTGAGGAAGGGAGTGAGGTTCGCGCCGATTCCAGCGGCTGTAGAGCCGAGATTCGCGCCGGTATTCGCGGCTGTAGTGGCTGCGTTACTCGCCTGGTTGACTGCTGACCGCATTGGTCTGACGACTCCAGAGGCGGTAGCCCTCTAAATCCGGCTGCCAGCCTAGTTGGCGCAAGCGCCTGTCAAAACCAATGGGAGGCACACTCGCGTGGGTCATATCCAACCCCTGCTTGTATGCCCGAGTCGAGAGTTCAGCGTTCAACTCTCTGAGGGCAGCCCATTTCTCCTGCGGCCTTTGGCTGGGATCAACCAGCACAAATGTCTCATAGCAGATGCGGTGCAATCCGGCTGCGACCACTATATCACCGGGGTTTACGCTGACAATGCGGTTTAGAAAGAGAGGCTGAGTCACGTCCGGGAAGGGGTAGGTGTACCCGGCGGCGGAGTGGATTTGCTGGAGGGTCGGGATGTCGGAGGGTTCGAGGGGGCGGATCATGCGTCAGTCCCTAGCTATATTCGTAGACAATAATGACCCCTTGACCGCCCGCCGCCCCAGCAGCCGCCGCTCCGCCATTAGACGAGCCTGCTCCCGTCGCTCCGCCACCATAATTCTGGCCCGCAATGCCGGGACTATTAGAAGCATTGGCGACATTGTTGGGAGTAGTTGCACCCGCAAAAACCGACGAACCTCCACATCCCACAATTACCGAAAATGTGTTCCCTGCAAATCCATAACCACTTCCGCCTCCTTTTATGTTGAGGTCTCCGTTAGTTGCCGCTCCGCCAGCGCTTACTCCGCTCGCCAACGGTGCGGCAAAGGAACCCCCCGCAACTCCACCCACTCCCCCGCCAGCGGTGTAGGTGACTGGGCTTCCGCCTGTCGTGGTGAAGGTTGTAGCCGTCCCTGTGCCTCCGGCGTTATTGCCGCTGGCACCCGCCGTACCGCCTGCGCCAACGACAAAGCCTGCTCCGCTGAAGTTGGCCGTTAGCCGCTTTTGGCAAAACCCACCTCCGCCCCCCGAGCCACCCAGTACTAATTGGCTACCGCTGGCAGTTCCGCAGCCCGCACCGCCGCCACCACCTCCAACTAACTGAATGATGATCGAGTTCGTTCCAGCCGTGGGCGTGTAGGTTCCAGCTCCGAGCGTTGTGAGGATTTGGATGTTGAGCAGGCTTCCACCCGTCGCAGCATTGAGCGTGGTGCCGGTCATTGTCAGGCCGGTGCCCAGCGTCAGTTCCGCCGGGGACGAGCCGCCACCCGCTGCGCCCGAACCGAGCAGTTTAGAGTTTGCGGAGACGTGCTGCATCTTCGCATAGGTCACAGCCGCCGCTGCAATGGTGGCGAGCTGACTTCCAGTTCCCGGCCCCGCCGTCACGTCGCCGGTGAGCTGCGTGATTCCGCCGCCACCGCCGCCACCGCCCGAAGTCTGGATGTTGCCGCTGGCATCGACGACAGACCATCCGTTCTCACTCGCCGTGGCGGTGAAGAACGAACCCAGCGTCATCGGCCCGAGAAGTGAATTGGCCGCCGCAGCACCGTTCTGGAAAAGTTGCACACCGGCGACCGAACTTCCTGTGGGATTCGTTACGCTGATGGTTTTGACGATCCACGCTTTGCCCGCAGGAACCGTGAACAGAACACCCGCAGCGAGAGGTAGTTGGCCTTGGTAGAGCAGCCCGAACGTCTCAGCGCCCAACGTAGTGTCAACACTGACGCCCGTCACCGTGACCGTAATCGCCGTGGCCGTGCCCGCTACGCCCTGAAGTGTTCCGCCTGCCTCAAAGAGAAACATCTAGCCTCCAGCAAATATCGTAGACCAGCGGAATGCGGTAGAAGCTGGAATGGATGCCGCAATCAACTGCCCAGAGCCATTCGTGCCCAAGAGAGATGCGCTGATGGGAACTGCGCCCGCATTGACTTGGTGAACCGTCGGGTTGGGGTAGGTACCCGATAAATCACCCCCGGCAGCGCCCGAAGGCGGAACGGATGGGATGTCTGCCGCCACCAGTGCGCGGAAGGCGGGAGCCGCTGGAGAGCCTGTAGCGGGGCCAGCGAAGACTTCGTTGGCAGGCTGGGTGTTGTCCGTAATCGCCAGAGTCCCCGCCCCGGTGACCGGAGAGCCAGCAACCGACTGCCATGCAGGTACGGTGAGGCCGACGCTGGAAACGGTGCCCCCGGAGGTGGAGGAGACGGTAACGACGCCCTTTCCGTCCGTGGGGGAGACCGCGATGTTCGCTCCCGGCACAATCTGCTGCACGCCGTTCGGGGGTGCGATGTCGGTGATGTTCTGGAGCTGGACGGGGCCGGGTTTGTCCGTTGGAGTCGCCAGCACCTGCCCCGGAAGTCCGCGCGATTGAATCGCCGGGACGACGTAGTTGCGTAGATACGCTCCCAGTTTCGGCCATTTGTTCTCAATATGGACGAGAAGGTCGTTCCCGGCTGGCTGGCCTGCGCTCATTTCGCTCCCCGAACGGCGTTCCAGACATCCTTCTTCGCGTGCGCGATGACGTTTGAGAGGGTGTAGGAATGGCCGTCATTTTCGCGGAACTCGAAGAAGGTGCGGGTAGCGGCGAAGTTGAGGGAGCATTCGGCGTCATTTAGTGCAGGAGAGCCGGGGGAGAAGCCGCCGGGGACGGTCCACGTGTTGTAGCCGGTGAGTGGTTCGGGGAAGAGGAGGCGGTTGGGGAGGAGGCGGACTTCGATATTTCCTGCGCTTTCCAGCGCGGCAACGAGATATCCCCAGCGGAGGCGGAAGGAGCCGACACCGGGAGTCTCCATGCGCTTGGCAGTGGGAACGAGGCCCGCAGTGGTGTAGAGGGAGTCGATGAGGAGGCCGTCATCCGTCTCCGCATCGGAGTCGAGGCGGTACACTTTCGAGTTGCCGCGCCCGTTGCAGATGTAGAGCTGTTGGTCGGCGGAACCTTGGCAGATTTGCGCGTAGGGGGAAGGAATCTGCCAGATGGACCACTTCCGGCGCATGTCGATTGCCGTGAGCGTCCCGAACATGGTGGTGTGCATCTGCGGCTCGGATTTCAGCAACTCGCCGGAGTCCAAGCCCTGATAGTTCAGCATCAGCATCACGTTCGGGGTGGTGGGGCTTTCGTTGACAGGGGCGTTGGGGAGCCAGAAATTGGGCGTCGGGAGGGGAACGCCGATGAGCAGCTTCCGCTCCGAGACAAGGTTGCGAACCCAGATGGATTTCGCCGCCGTCCAGTTGATCGCGTTCCACACCTCGATAATTTCGTGGTTGATCTTCCCCGGCTGGCCGCCTTCAAAGAGGTAGAGGCCGTTGCGGTTGGCCATTACGATCCACTGTTCGCCGAAGTCGTAGGCGAGCACGCCGATTGCGCCGGATTTCTGCGCGACTTCGGGTTCGGCCCAGTCTGCAGGCTCCAAATTCGCGGTGGATTGCAAGCTGTAAAGGGACGCCCCCGGTGCAGTCCCCGCCCATCCTTTCAGCGCGTAGAAGGTGTCGTACATCACGACTGCGCCGTTCACGGGCTGCTGGTTTTCGGAGGCGAAGATGACTTGGCCGGTGACTGCGTCGAATTGTTCGGGCAGACCAGCGTAGGAGAGGTAGACGGTGGTGGTGAGGACGGGGATGGCGGTAGGGATGATGTCGATGCGGTCGATTTCCACGTCGGCGGTGGCACCGATTTCGGTTGCAGCAACGGTGAGCTGGAGGCCGGAGGGGACTGTGGGGAGGGCGGTGGTCAGCAGGGTGCCTTCGTAGATCGCGTAGTTCGAGGACATGGAGCTGAAGGGGAGCGTGAAGGTGCCGACGGGGACCGAGAGGTTCGAGAGGGTAATGGTGAGGTTCCCAATCCCGTCGCCAGAGGGGATTCGGGCGGTCACGCGCACGGAGTAGGTGGTATTCGGCTCGATGATCGGGGTGCCGTCCGTGGTGCCGGGAGGGGAGGTGTCCTGGAAGAGGTAGGCGGACTGGGAGATGGAGCCAGCGGAGGCGAGCGTTCCCCCGGAAGTGTTCTGGATGTACCACGCGTTGCCGAATTTCGGGCTGACCGTCAGGCGGCCATAAGTGGGATCGTTGATGGTCCAGCCGAGGGGAGTGAGGCGCGAGGAGGGGAGATAGCCGCCATCAAAGGAGAGATTGTTGAAATTCTGCACCTTGTTGACGCAGAGGCCGACAGCCGTCCGGCTGGCATAGGTGACGATCCACGCGGGGTCGCCGATTTCAATCTGGTTGAAGAGGTTGTAGCCGTAGGTGCCGATGTCGATGGAGTTCAGAAGGACGTCATCGGAGAAGGCGAGGGTGGCGCTGGTGGAGATGTTGTCGGGGATTTTGAACGAGGTGGAGGTCTGGATCACGTCGTTGACGATGACCTGGACCTGATTCGGGAGGTAGAAGAAGTTCGCTCCGGGGACGCCGTTCTGGCCCGCTTCGGTGATGGCGATGCCGCGCGCCACGACGTTCGGGGGGCCAATCGGGATGTCGGTCACGCTGATCCCCGTGGTGCCGATGGGGGTGGTGAAGGTGACCGGGACGGCAGGGTAGGTGAAGTAGCCATTGCGGGTGATGAAAAAGACGGTGCCTTGGCGGGTGCCGTTGGCGATGAGGGAGCCGTTGGCCTGGAAGGTGAAAGAGCCGCCCGTGGAGTTGCCGAAGATGGGGTTGGTGGAGGTGCCGACGAACTGCGCTCCAGGGTCGAAGTCGAAGATGTTCCCGGCGGTGGTGGCGAGGCCGGATTCGGCGGCGGAGGTGGCGTCGGGGAGGGAGACGTTGACTGTGAAGGTGCCGGTGGGGCCGCCGGAGGAGCTGACAATGGGGACGTTCGCGAGGTTCAGCCCACCGCCGTCGTTGGTGGTGCCGGTGATGGTGACGAGTTGGCCCGCTGCGGGCGGGGAGGTGGTGCCGCCAGTCTCCGCGTATCCGAAGGTGGCCACGCCGGAAGTAACGGAGGAAGAGGTGATGACGTATTGGCCGGAGTTCGGCGTCTGGGAGATGGTCCAAGTGGAGTCCCATGCGGAGACGGAGGCACCGGTGATGGTGATGTCATCGCCGTCTGTGAGACCGGGGACGGAGGTGGTGGTCGTCATCGTCGCGAGGGTGCGCTGGTAGTTGGCGGTGTTTCCGGGGTGTCCGGAGCCGGGAAAGAATTCCGCCGCGACCGTCGGGACGGTGAAGGTGAAGTAGTTGAAGTTGCGTGGTTGGCCGGGGGGCTGGCCCGTGCCGACGGAGGTGACGAGCACGACCTGCGGGCCGTAGGGGGAGGAGGTGCCCGTGAAGTGGTAGTAGAGGTAGACCGGATTGCCGGAGTTGACGGCGTTGATGAGGTCTGTGTCCGCGCCGGAGGGGGCGGCGACAAGGTCGTTGTAGTAGGTGGTGATGACGTTCCCGGCGGCGGTGGAGCCGGGGCCGTTGGACCAGAGGAAGTAGGAGGAGGTGCGCGGGCCGAAGCCACCCTCTGCGGCAGGCTGCGTGATGGTGGAGATGGTGAAGACATCGGCGGAGGAGGAGATGGGGGTGAAGGTGGGGGCCGCGCCGGGGCCGACCTGCGTGATGCGATCGATCCAGTCGGCGGTGTACTGGAGCGGCATGTCGGAGCCTTTGAGGCCGTCAGAGAAAGCGAGATACTCCACATCCGGGCCGTTCACGCCGACGGCGTAGGAGTTGGGGGTAATTCCCTCCAGCACCAGCGTCTGCACTCCGGGGGCGTTGGTGACATCCTCCACGTAAAAGTTCCCATTCGCGTCGAGGGAGAGATTCTTTACGTCGCCATTCTGCGCGGTGAAGGTGGTGATGAATTGGAAGTTGGAAGTGCCGGGGTTCACGCCGAGGGTAATGGTGCAGAAGTCGAGCGAGACGGTGGCGAGGTCGAAGCCGGTGGAGGCGGCAGAGAATTGCACGCCGAAGGTGAGTTCGTTCACATCGCCGGGGCGGGGGAAGAGGGTCCAGAGGTCGTCGAGAGCGCCGAAGGTGAGGGGGGCGGGCGTGGTGACGGGGAGGGGGAGAGTTTTGATTTCGCCCGCCGGGGAGTTCGCGATCAGCAGTTGCGCGGTGAGGTCGCAGGGAACGTCGGAGAAGCCATTTACGGCGACTTCGACGCCCGTGATGGAAGTGGTGAGCGGGACGTTGAAGGCGAAGGTGACGCAGTTCAGCTGGTTGGAGACGTTGACCGGGGTTTGAGTGGTGTAGGAGCCGTCATTGAGAAGGATGTTGGCCGGGTTGAGCCATGTGGGCGAGTTCGCGGAGGTGGGGAGATTGGGGCCGATGGATGCGGTCGCAGCGGTGTAGACGTTGGCGAGGCCATCGCGGGAGCGTGCAGAGCCGACGTTGTAATCGGTGTCATAGGTGCGCGGACTCGCCCCTTCGGGAACCGTTTCGGGTTTCGCGAGAGTGACGAGTCCGCCTAGGCCGGAGAGGGTGACCGGAACGCCAGCAGAGGTGCCGTGCATTTAGAACGCTCCGTTGGTGAACTCCGCGCGGAATGCGACCGTGTCGTAGGGGACGGCGGAAGCGTCCGTAGCCTGGGTGATTCCGGCGAATTGCAGCAGGAGCGGCGTGGTCCCGGTGAGGTTGACTTTGAAGTTGTTCGCGGAGCCGTTGATGGTCTGGGCTTCAAACCATTTGATCGTCGCGAGAGGGCCGATTCCGCCGATCACACGCTGCTGCCCGAAGAGGTTGATGAAGTTGAGGCTGATCGGGAGGCCGCCGGTCTGGTAGGTGGGGGCGACCGTGGCGAGGGCGGTGACGGGGGTGGAGGCGACGTTGGCGTGCGTCAGGGGAGCGACGATGGTGGTGGAGGTGGCTGAGGTGACGGTGTACTGGCCGTTGAGGTAGGCGAGCGTGCCTGTAGCGCCGTAGACATTGATCACCTGGCCGCCGCCACCGGTGAGGACGTTGTTCGCGGTGAAGGTAACCACGTTCGAAGTGATGGAGAAGGCGGTGATGTTGATCCACACGCCGATGTCGGTGGTGGAAGCAGTGGCGACGATCGGGGCAAGGGTGCCCTTGACGATGATGGAACGCTGCGTGCGGTCGATGCCGGAAGGATAGTTCGCGACTAAGAGGGAGTACTGTCCATTGCCTGCCATTTGAGTGAGCCTCCTCAGCTCAGGTTACGGGTTGGGGCGCTCCTCGCGCCGTTTTTAGTGCCGGAAGCTATGGTGACTTGGGCAACTTCATCAACAAGTCTTTTCAGCGTCTCCGTATCTGTTCCGGCGATTCTTCGGGAGACACCAGCATTATGCACTAGAGCCATGACCACGCGATTGCGAAGTCTTCCACCGCTTCCGCGCCGAATTCCGAACGTTGATTCTCCACATTCTGCATGGCCCGCACAACTTCCAGTTTCAGCTTGCCCATCTGCCGCGCTTCGTCCGCCACGGCCATCTGATACTGCTCCGGCGCGAAGCGGATCGCGTACCGGATCAGCATTTTGGCTACGATAGCATTTCGCGAGTCGAGAATGGGGACGTAGGTGGTAGCGAAGTTCAGGTTGGCGGAATAGAGCAGTGGAGGGTAGGTGATTCGGGCGCGGAGGCGGAGGTCGGTTTCAGTGAGGCATCCCGGCATCCAGATTTGGCCCTGTCTCACCTCCCACAGGCACATTCTCTGGCCCTGCATCACGCCGGGGAGGCCGAGGGGCGCGGGGGACATGGGGAAGAAGGAGTTGTTGGTGCCGGTTTGGCGTTCCCACATCATCAGCATTTTTGACACGCTGATCGGGAGAACGCGCGTCGAATCCCAGGTGAAGCCGTTGAAATAGCCCATGTAGCCGAGAGAAACCTGAACTGTGGGGTCCGCCTGGGTCAGCGGCGGGATTCCCGTGATGATGTAGTTGTCGATAATGAGTTCGGGATCGCCGACATTGCGGAGATCGGCGAATAACTCCTGAATCGCCGAATCCATGTAGATCACAAGGTCCGGGTTGGAGTTGGACATGATGAGTCCGGCTTCGTTGCCTGTGGGAGGCGCATCCCCGCCCTGCGTGTTGTTGAAAGTATCGTTGATCTGCGCGCGGAAGAGGTCTGCGATGGATTGCAGGTTGGGGCAGCGGACATTGCCGCCGATTACGGCTGCTGGCATTCAAACCTCCCTCAACGGGGCGTCTCCGGGGTCGCGTCGAGACATGGAACGCTAGGCGGAGACGTTGCCCGTTGAAGATTCGGATTTAGGGCGTCCGGCAGTGCCCTTCCCCGTCATCTCGGTGTAACGCTCCCGCGAAATCGCTCCGGCTTTCAGCGCCTTTTCCGCGTCGATCACGCACAGGATACCAGTTGAGGATTGGTGGAACGCGATTCCGGGGCGGATGTCGTCGCCGCAGTTGGGGCAGACGGATTTGATCTCGTTCAGGGTGTGCCATGAGGCGGAGATGGAGAGCGCGTCCATCGCCATGTGGACGTCGGGGTAGCGTTGGAGGAATTCATTGCCTTGCTTGGCGCCGAGAGCGAATAAACGCTGTGCTTCGCGTGCGAGATAGCGCCAGTGCCTGTCACGGGCGTCTTCGGCGCGCTTCAGCTCGGCTTCCGTGGGCTTTTCATTCTCAGAAGGGAAGATTCCCTCCGCGATGAGGTTCGTCCCGTTGGAATTGGCGAAGAAGGAGGGGTTGGATGCGCCGTGGTAGGGGTCGAGAGTGAAGTTGCCGGGATTCAGCATGTCGATGGCGGCAATCCAGCCGTCATTGTCGTCGATGCGCGACCCGCCGCGCTCCTGGTCGGGGCAGGCCTGGGGAATGGGGTCGCCGAAGGAGGTGCAGAGGACGTAGCGCTCGCCGTTTTCGCAGCCCCTGAGGCGGAGGCGGGGGAAAAGGGGGTGTTTGATGTCAAAGCCGCGCCGCGCCACGGAGAAAATGTGGATCATCCGCAGCGGGGGGCGCATTGCGCGTCCGGGGAGGACCGGCGTGAAGGCTTCGCGGTTCGCGCCTTTCATGGCGGAGCGCGATTTGTCGCTATTCATTCCTGTGTTGGTCATGGATGCGAGTTGTTCGGGCATGTCAGGCTCCTATTCTCATTCCAAGGCCCGTGCGGGCGGCGATTTTCATCGCCTGCATGAAGCCTTTTTCGATCAGTTCAGCGCGTTTCTGGATGTAGGGGGTGATACGGCGGACGCGGTTGCCATCGCGGATGTCCTTTGCCTTTTTCGCGACTTCGGCGTGCTTTGCGCGCTCGTCTTCGAGCAGTACTTCCAGCTTTTGTGCGTTTGAAAGCCGCCTCCAGCGGATCAGCATCGGGAGCATGAGGTCGAGGATCAGGCCGCAGGGTTCGAGGCGCGTGGTAGTGATGATCGGCTTCTGAACACGCTGGAATTGGAGCACGCCGTTGATCCAGACTGGCTCCGACACTTCCTTATGCTCGATCTTGCGGTGGAGGAAGCGTTTCAGGAGGCGATAGCGCCCGTAACGGGGGTATCCACCGATTTCGAGATAGCCGGTTTCGGGGTCGCGAGTCTGCCATTCCCACGATTCGGGATCACCCTGCAGCTCTCGCGGTTCCCACACTAAAAGGCACCAGCACGGGACGCCGGGGATCGCAGGAGCCAGCTTGTACCCCTCGAAGCCATTGGCCCATCGTCCCCCGATAACCATTCGTTCAGCAGAGGACCATACAAGGCGGAAGAGGGGGTCGCCGTAGGGGTTAGAGCCACCGATTCGGGATAGCTCAGATTGGAACCATTCGGGACAGCTACGCACATTGCACGCCCTTCAGGTCGGCGACGCGCATCTGCCAGTATTTCGGCAAGTCAGTGCGATTCTTATGCGCGGGATTGAGGTAGATCGGGTCGCAGAGGCAGAATTCGTCGAAGAATACCGTGTCGCCGATTGCGACTTCGTCTACGTCTCGCGCCACGGCGACCACAACGCCCCTGTCGGAGCGTTCCTTGATGTGGGCATTCTGAAGGTCCACGGTGACCCCTTCAGGCTGCTCGTAGAAGTCCTCGATGGGAATCTCGCGCACGATCACGCGATCCAAGAGGGGACGGCGGGGAAAGTTCATGTCTCATGTCTCCTTTTGAAACCGATGGGGTTGGTTGATAGTCCAACCCCATCCTGTGGAACGATTATGCGTCAGCCGGTACTGGAAGGCCCTGGAGGTAGAAGCACTTCTTGTTGTCCTGGCAAATCCAGTTGTCACCTCGCTCGTAAGCGAACATCTGCGAGTCGAAGTAGGTCGTGGTGCCGGAGCCGTCGTTGGTGGGCACAGCGGCGATGGGGTTGCCGGGGGTCCATTCATGCAGCCGCGTGGGGAACAATTGGCCCATGTAGAAGGTGGAGGGAACGATGAGGTCCATGCGGGAGGGTTCGGCGGTCGAGGACCACACGACCTCGCGCCCTGCCCATGTCTTCTGCATGTACTTCTTGGCGGTATCGACTACGCGGTCGCCGTTCTCGTCGAGGCGAGTGAAACCGGGGGTGTAGTAGTTCTCTGAAAGCGCCACGCCCTGCACGGGGTTGGCGTACCAGAAGGCTTCCTCGTTCTCATCGTAGTCGTCACCCAAGGCCCGCATACGGATCGACTCCACACGCTGTGCAGTCGAGTTGACGATGCTCCCCGTCCCGCCGAAGTTGATGGTCGGGGTGGAGAGGCGTCCGGGGTAACTGGCTCTCGGAACGCCTGCCAGCGTGCCCATGTTCCCGTTGTTGATCCAGTAGTCCTTGCCGTAGATGCTGTTGCCTGCCGCGCCGGTCGATCCCAGAACAACAATGATGTCGCCTTGGGTCACGCCGGAGGGAAGGGCCGTGGAGAAGTTGAGAGTCTGCGTCACCGGGTCCACGAAGGAGATGGTGGCGGAAGTCGAGCCTCGCTGCGCACCGCCGACCGAGGCGAAGAAGAGAACCTGCTGTTGGTCGGTGAAGGAGGCTGCGGTGTTGATTCCGGCGATGACGGAGGTGGTTGCGCCAGAGCCGCCCGTGGTGATGGTGGCGGTGAGGGGGATTTGGTCGATGGTGCCCGAGCCGTCGCGGTTCAGGAGGCCCTCGTAGCCGTTCTCGAACGCCAGGAGGGACTTATCCATCTCCTCGCGGGAGAACTTGACCAGCCCGCGCTCCTTGCCGTCCGTCGCCTGCTGCGAGAGGTTGGAGATTTCGCAGACGTTGACGGTGCGGATCGGGGAGGCGGAGTAGCTGGCGAAGTAGGACGCGGTGCCACGGGGCCATGAGGCGACCGTGGAGGAAGTGTCAGCGGCGAACTGTTGGATACCTGCACCACCCTGCACGCGGATCGGCACCCAGAACGGAGAGCGGGAGGTTGTGCCGCGAACGGTTTCATTGGAAATCTGGACCTTTTTGCCGCCCTTTTCCAAGCGCGTTTGCAGCTTGTCGAAGTGCTGCTGGAGGTCGGCGATTTCCTCGACGAATTGTTCAAGCTCGACGGCTTGAACGGCGAATTCTGTGCCAATGGACATAACGGAATCCTAAGAAGGAAGTCAGGCGGATTGCTCCCCTGCTGTGTGTCTCTTGCTCAGGATTCGTAGTGGCGCTTATGCCCTGATTTATATCCCGGCTTCCCCGGTACGAATCTTTTCTGGTGCTGATAGTACCACTAGTTGCGAACTTGCACGACTTTACCGTCGGTCGTTCTGTACTTCCGTTGATGCATCCACTCCAACGGCGTGCTCTTGAAGTCGATGTTCTTCGGCTTTACTGTGACGATCTGGACTCCGGCGGCGGGGGGCGCAGTGCGAGCTCCGTTGGTCGGCGCGGATCGCGCTGGATTCGGCTTTCCACTGAGGAAGGGCTTGTAGCGCTCATTGACGAGGGATTCCATGACATTCTTCCCGTACTTGTCGAACTCGACGCGCGCGAGGTTCAGGACAGACTTCGCATCCGGGTTCTTCATCCCCAGAAAGCGCTGAATCTGGGACTTGTAGACAGGGTTGGAGGCGGCTTTGGTGCTGACCCGCTTGGCGAACTCGTTGAGCAATGCCTGCTTCGTCGGTTGGTCGAGGCGGAGGCGCTTATCGAATGGACGGAACAACTCCTCAAACTTGGAGATGGCGTGCTTGTCCATTTCGGGCTGGATGTTGGAGCGCCAGTGCTGCGCCTGCTGCTCTTTGCGGAGGGTTTCGAGTTCGGAGTCGGCCTTGGAAGCGCCGTTCGCGGGCTGTACTCCCTGCTTCGGCAGCTCTCCCGCCTTCTGCTGCTGGGCGTTGAACCATGCGCCCATTTTTCCTGCGTACGAGACCACGCGCTGGAGGCGGTCCTCGGTCCACTGCGCCTTCTGATTCTCCGTAAGCCACTTCGGGGGAGCCTCGTTCAGCACATCGACCAGACCGTTGAAGTCGGCGACGAGGGGGGAGCCTTTCAGCGCCTCCACGAAGTGCGGCAGCACGGCGCGCGCGTAGCCCTCCGGGTCCATCGTCCGCGCCATATCGAGGATCGCCGGGGTCATCTTCACGATCCCCGATTTCATGGAATCGTCGAACTCGTCGAAGACCGTGGAGTCGGCGGAGGCGATGCGGGCGTCGATGTCGCTGACGCCCTTGATTTCGTCTTGGAGCGCGGAGAGGGCTTCGACGCCGGTGAGTTCGCCATGCTGGACGGAGTTCAGGAGGGCGTAGGTCTCCCGCACGCCGTCGATTCCGCGTGGTTCCATTTGCTGGAGCTGGTATAAGCGGGCGTGATTATCCTTCGACAATCGCGCATACTTCCCGTTATGCTCCGGGTCCGCGTCCTTCAGTCCCTTGAGCCATGCGGAGTACTCTTTGGAGGATTTGGAACTGTAGGGGTCGTCGGGAGTGGGCTGTTGCTCACCTTGATTCCCGGTTGATAATTCCGCACTTGACGGGGTAGTGGGAGATTCAATTTCCCCCACAGAACCCGCGTCAACAGGCTCGATTACTGCATCCATTCCATCCATGTCTCGTCTCCTTTACTTCTTTGCTTCCGGCTTGGGAACGCAGACCGGGTCGCCATTTCCGTCGATCTGGGGTTGGAACTTCTCGCCGCAGGCTTTGACCAGCTCCTGCACGATCTGGCCTTCCGCTTGGTTGCGGGCATCGACCAGCTTCTGCGCGGCGTCCACGGCCAGGCGCGCGTCCGAAGTCGCAGCATGTGCCTTCGCAAACTTATATGAGAGTTCTGAAGGGATCGAAGGGGGCTTTGGTGCGGTTTGGGCGGATGCTGTCGCCAGCATCAGGGTGAGGATCGCAATCTTCATGTCTCTATGTCTCCTGAACTAAAAAACCTTCGCCTTGCGCGAAATGTACTCACAGCAATCTTCCGCAGCGACTTTCGGGTATTCTCCCTCTTTTGGCTGCTTTGATACTTTCATCATCGTCTTTTGGTGGCACCTCCCCGCGTCGAAATAAGTGCAATTCCCGCATTGAAACGGTCCCCGGTCTCCGCGCTTTTCAAAGCCCGTTCCATCTTCGCCCCGAACCTCGCTGGAGTTTATGGCGATCAATTGAGTGGCTTCCCGACTACCGAAACTTTCTGCTTCACCGGCACTCCCTGCGCGTCCACGCCTTCTTTTTCCTGCGTGATTTCGTGCGTTTGATCCTGTGGGGTCAGCTCTTGCGGCGAGACTTGCAATCCCACGGCTTGGAACGCCTTGGATTGCGCATCCGGAGGGAGCTTGGTGATGTCGCCGGAGAAGCTGACTTTGGTCTCAATCGGCGTGGGCGGCGTGAGCTTCATCGACATCTCGACGTGCTCTTTCCAATGGAGCGTGAGGTTCTGGTAGATCGCCTGCTGGTTCTCGTCGCCATACTTGAGTTTGCGTCCTGTCGGCGAGGTCAGCAATCCCAACGTGATCGCCGCGTGGATGGAGTGATTCTCGCTGTTGTCCTGCGCCACGGAGACGGTGGAGACCATCGGCGGGAGGGTCTGGGCGAGTTGTTGAAGTTGTTGCAACATCATCTGCCCCTCCGGCGTCTGCGCTTCGAGGTCTACCTCCGCCATCTTGATCTGCTGCTGAATCTGGCCTAACTTCGGGTTCGGCGTGGGGCCGGACTCCATCAGAATCTCGAACTCGCCCTGTTGCTGCTCCACGGCGTCAGCGCCGGGGATGGTGAGATCGCGCAAGGAGGGGAACTTGGCGAACACGGCGAGGTTCGCAGGGTCGGCGAGAATCGACTGGTACAAGGCCACATTCTGCGCCTGTTCGAAGAGGGAGGCCATTTGCTCCTCTTCTTCTGCGAGCGTTTGTGGGATTTCGTCGGAAGTGCGCTGGATCAGCACCGATCCCTGCAACTTCTCCAACTCCACCTTCAACTTCTGCTGTCCGGGGAGGGAGGCGCTGATGTCGGTCAGGCGATTGTCGGCGGCGGATTCGAGCGCTTGCAGGCTGACGCACTCCACTGCCTCGCAGAGAGCATTCCACGGCATTGCGAATACCTGCAACGCCTGATCCCGCTTCAATCGGGTCGTCTTGAAAACCCCCTGATCCGCCTCGCCATCGTTCTCTCCGAATGCGGCTGCGGTCCCGCCGTCCATCGCTTCGGGAGCGCCTTGAATCAGCCACTGAATGAACTCCATCATGGCGGTGTTGGGGGAGGGGACATTCTCAATCCCCGTGATGTCGGAAATCTTGAGATTCGCGTCGGCAAGCCCCGTGACCGGAGTAACCTTCGCAGGGTCGTTCGACTGGGAGTTCAGCAGTTGTGTGTCAATGTACGGCTCCAGCGCATACCGGCGCGCGATGGAGTTTCTGAAGTACCGGTCCAGCAGCGAGATGTTGGCATTCAACACCTTCTGAAGGGGCATGTAATTGCACCCGATGGATTCGCGGTTCTGGCCATCCCCCGGGTACGGGTGGACAATCTTCACATGCTCCGACATCCGGCAGTTGCGGACCATCGCGAGCTGGCCGCCCGCGTGCCATACTTCCATCCCGTCTGGGAAGGTTTCATAAAACACCTCGCGGACGTTCTTGTCTTTGATCGCGCGGTATTCGGAGGGGCGGTAGAAGGTGACGGTCTCGGTCGCGTCGTTCTTGTAGCTCTCGCCGGAGCTGCTTGACGCCTGCACTGCCAGCCGCACGTTGATCCGCGCGAGCCTGTCAATCTGATCCATCCCGCCCACGTTCCCCTGGGTCGCAATCTTCTCCTCCACCCATGGATACTTCTCACGCAGTAAATTCACGCTGACTTCATGCTGGTAGCGTGCCCAGCCCATTTCCTCTTCCTCGTCGGCCATGAGGGGGACTTTCCATTCCAGCTTCCCGCCGACGAAGGTGACTTCGCGACGGGCGGGTTGGTCGGACTGC